CGACTTGTGTCCCCGCCAGTTTCTTCGTCTCTCCCGGTCTGGTGGTAGCCCCATTGTATCAGGACTACCTCTCACCACTTAGTTGCACTACTGTCCTCTCCTACAGGGCCAAGGCCCTAAATGCCACCACCCCTCACCCCGCCGAGGACAAGCAGAGGGAGGGGTGGTGGACTTACGCTTGCAACCGGGGAGAGGACGGTTGCAAACGATCAGGTGTGGATCAGGTCTGGTTTGAAGAACCGGCAGCGATACCGGCACCAGCCACGATGTTTGCCAAAGACAGAACTTCGGCTCGGATGTTCGTCACGTCAGTAACGAGGGCATTTACGGCGGTCACGATAGCGTTAGCCTGAGCCAGCGATGTGTAGCCATATGGGGTGCTGCTGGTGCCGGTTGCACCCGTCACAGCCACAGCGGTTACGCCAGTGACCGTCGGGCGGGTGAGACCCGAGTTCGACAGGGCGAGCCCATACGAACCGTTGTCCACGAGGACCGGGCGTGCGACACCATCGCTAGCCACGACGGTCTTGGTGAACACCGTGTCCAGCAACTTGGCGCCCTGCTCGTCGGTCAGGACCACGGTGTCACCAGCGTTGTAGTAAAGACCGTTCGGAAGGCTGACGTTTGAGAAGCCCGTGTTTACAGTTACCTTGCGAGGCATAATTGATACCTGTTCTTTCTAGTAGGAGTTCGACTACTGCTTGGTGATCGAGGCAATGCCACGGGGGTTGAGGATCGCCATGCTGACCATCTCGTCGAAGACCCAGCCCTTCCAGAAGGCCTCGACGTTGTGGTTCTCTTCCACGTCAAGGCTGTAAAGGACGGGGAACACACCGAGGAAGTCGGGGTTCGGCAGGAGGAACATCTCGCCCTGCGTCTGGATGATCGAACGCTGGATCTGGAACTCACCGAACGTGGTGATCTGCTCACCAGCGACGACTCGGTCCTTGAAGGCCCAACCAGTCTGGTTGATGTCCCAGCGGAAGAAGTCACGGTAGTCGTACGGGTTCACAAGGATGCGACCCGAGACGATCTCGTGAAGGTCAGTCTGAGCCACGGCGGTGTAGAACGAGGCCGGGGTGAAGTAACCCGAGGTCTCGGTGATGGCGTGGTTCGGGCTGATGACGTGGTCAGGACGGGTGGCGTAGTCATTCAACGCAGCCTGAAGCAGGATGATGAGGCGGGAGTCTTCCTGCTTCATAATGGCCTGCTTGGTCTCGTCCTGAGCCTGCTCCACTACGTTGATACGCAGGTAGAAGAGGTCTTCCTTACGGATGGCCGGACGGGAGGCGATGCGCCAGAAGAAGATCGGCACACGCTTGCCTTCGAACGGAGTCACTCGGACTTCGCCCTCAGTACCGTTGAGGATGTAGGCCTGACCGAGGTCGTCCCATACGTCATACTCGACGGGGGTACCGGGGGTCACCGGGTCCTCGACGAGTACGTTACGGACGATGCCCTGATAGCGCAACTTGAGTTGGATCGGGCCGATCATTCCGATGCCGAGGCGACGGATACCGTTTACCTCGTCTTGGAGGACGAGGGCCATCTTCGTGACCTTGGCCTCGTGGGTCAGCGAAGAGCCACCCTTACGACGCTTCAGGATCTCCGAAACGTAGTCATCCGACTTGCGGGCGACCCGAGGCGAAAGGCCTGCTGACTTTGCGAGATTCGACATTTTTGTCTCTTCCTTCTCTTGATCGAGGTTCTAGTAGGTGGTGCCGTAGCGGGGCTGCAAGCCACCGATGACGATGGACGAGGGCGACTCGACCTGAATCAGGCGAGCAATGGGGTTCGTCGAGATTTGGTAACTACCATTTGCGGTAGAAACGGTCCCACCACCCGAAGCCCACGGGATCAACTGGCCTTGGTTGTAAGCAGCCGCACCAGAACCGTTACCGACGGAAACACCGATGAGGGAGTCGGTACCAGCGGTCTCGGCCCACGTCAGGGTCGGGTCGAATGCCGGGGCAAGGACCTCGAACTCGGCGTCGGGGCCAAGTTCCCACACGCCGATGGCGTTGATGCCTGCTTCGAGCAGTTCATCCACACCGTTACCGCCAACGAACTGGGCAATGAACCCAGCGGGGCGGTCACCTGCGTTAGCAGTAGCGCCAACGGTGCCGTTAGACGATCCTGCGAGCGTGTAGTTGTTACCAGTGGTCTTGGTGACAACCATACCGGGGAAGATGGCGACGGAGCGGCTCCACGAGGGGTCGAGGAAGCCCGACTTCGGGGTGGCCTGAGTCCAGCCATACAGGGGTCGGAACGTCCGCTTGATGTAGTTCAGCGGGAGCGAAGTCCTGAGCATGAGTAACTACCTTTCGGTGAGAATGTCTTCACCTCTTAGCCGGAGGCTTAGAAGGTTAGACAGGGTTGGTTTTTGATTTGTTGTTCTAAGCCTTAGATGAACAGGAACGGGTCGTCGCCTGCAG